GACTTAATAGGTGGTAACTCCAAAGCTTCAGCTATGTCTTTATCTTTTATTTCACAGGCTTCTTCTATTGTCTTTCCTTTTAACATGTCAACAAACATAGTGCTTGATGCTATTGCTGACCCACAGCCATAAGTTTTAAACTTAACATCATCAATGACATGCCTATTACCATGTAGTTTACATTTAATTTGTAACTTCATTACATCACCACATGCAGGTGCACCAACCATACCTGTACCCACATCTAAATCTTTAGGGTCAAACCTACCGACTGAATATTTTTCCGGGTTATTTAAAACTCCTTCAAACCTATCTACAACTTTACTTGAGTATGCCATATTATAATGGTGGTTGTAATTGTCTCATTTCAATTAGTGTTTCTAAACTTTGCCCTGCCATTTGATAAAAGCCTTCGATGTTATCTGACAACATATTGTTTGCATAAATATCTGTAGACTCGTACCATATATCTTGGTCCGGTAGTGTAACTAATCTATAGTTATTAAAGTTAGGTACAAATCCCATGTAAGCTATGATAGTATTTTCTGAGCCATACTCACCCGTCTCTTCTTGTTTAGCTTGTACATCCTCTTGAGCAGCTTGTAAATTTTGTGCAATAACATTGGCTACAGTTTGTTCTGTCTCTGTAGCTGATGCATCTGTAGAAACTGACACATCTATTTGACTTTGTAAAGTTTGAGTAGGTGTTACAGTAGCTACTACACTTGTTGTCTCAACTGTCTCAACTTCAACACTTGCAGAGCTTGTAGAATTACTGACACTAAAGCTTGTACTCATGTCTAAGACTTGATTGTTTTGTGCAGTAGATGATGCGAACTGTGCTGACATACTAGGTGAGTTGCTTGTACTCATACCACCACCCGAACTAGACGATGATACGCTAGAAGCTCCTGTCGTGCCACCTGTAGCGTGTATAGAGTTTCCTGATGTAGTACCACTAACACTAGCTTGAGCTGTGCTTAGAGTAGAGGAGATAACGTTCAGTGCCATTTCTCTACTTATTGAACTTTTACCCTCTGGTAGTATAGCACCAACAACTATCTCTTCTTCTTGCAGTTCTTCTACTCTTTCTTCTTCTACTTCAGCTATACGTTCTTCTTCCATCTCCTCACGCATTTCTTCTATCTCTTCAAAGACTTCTTCTACAGCTTCTTCTTCAAAGACTTCTTCAATAAATTCTTCTTCCGGCTCTTCTGCATACGCAAGTTCTTCTTCCATCCTTGTCTCTTCCTCAAACCATTCCTCCAGTTCTTCAATAGTTTCCAATTCAATAAACGTTTCAGGCTCTCTATAATCTTCTACAAGAAATGTTTCTTGGAAGATAAACTCCTCAATCAACAACTCTTCCACCGGCATAAAGATTTCTTCTTCGTGCATAGGTAAGTCATGCATGATTTCAAAAGGTTCGTAGTATTCTTCACGAGGAAACATCTGTTCAAAGATTATTTCTTCTTCGTATACATACTCAGGCTCTTCAAAAAAGTCATACTCAAGTTCAAAGATATACTCTTCAAAGATTTCTGGTTCTTCAAAAGTGTCATACATGTCATACTCTTCTTGATAACCATAATCAATCTCTTCTTCAAAGTAAGCCACTGAATCTTCTTGTCTATAGCCTTGACAGAACGGACCGTATTGTGGGTCTAGATTACACTGGAGGTCGTCATAGGCATCCCAATAGTAAGGACATGACTCAGAGTATAACTGGTCTATATCACACTGTTGAGTTTGATAAGCTGCTGCATAACCTGAACAGCTTGAATTGTTTAAAGGATTACTACAATCAATATCATTACCACTACCAGAACCATATAACGAACCACCATTTTCTAGCAAAGTATTAGAAGAAGTGTCGTTCCAGTTAGTACTTACACAGCTACTAGAGTTAGTTGTACCTGTATTACATTCATCGTGATACAAATATTGATAGACTTCAGAGCTACCACTACCCACTTCACCAATTAAAACATCGTGATTAATTATATCTAATGCACCATATCTATACTCAAAGGTGTCGTTTGTCCATAGTATAACTTCAAAACTGTTATCAGATGCACGATTGTATTCACGCATATCATACCAACCAAAGACTGTCTTATCGCTAAAACTTTTAGCTAACATCTTAGAACCGTTATCTCGTATGAGGTCAGTCCAAAAAGGTAGCATAGTATAAGTATACTGATTTGCTAAAGGGTCGGGTGTATAATCGGAACAGTAAGCTCCAGAGGTTTTAAAGTGAAGGCAACCATTGGTAGCCATTCTAGCAGAGCTAAACGTTTGATTATAGAAATCAAAGTTAAACCCTAGACTAAAAGCATTAGAAACTCTATCGTCTCCTGAGTTTAGATTGGTTGTACCTGATTGATTGGTGAGGTCTATTAAAGACTGATTGCCTTCGTAGATATACTGACTAAAGACATTAAGACTTAAGAGACACGCTACTGCGTAGCATAAAATTCTTTTCTGCATTGTCTGTTAGTTTTAGTTTTTCTTGTATAGGTTTTTTTTACTAAACCAACTACATCTTTATTGATTTTATCTCTATTAGGATTTCTATCGTTAGTGCATTGCTTTATAAAAAGTTTCTCTTGTTCTTTAGCATCAGGTCTTCGTGAAGCATTTTGAGCCCAAGCCATTGTTGCTTCTTTACCTATTTTACCTTGGTAAGGGCAAGGAGTACCAGCCATTTCCATAGCCTTAAATACTCTCGGGTCTTGACAAAGTATAGAAACTGAAGCCACTTTCATACCGGTATCATAGAGATACTTTGAAAGTTTTAAGCGTTCACAGTTCTCGTCAGTTACAGTAGCTCCTGTAGAGAACCCAAATACTTGCCCTTGAAACGCACCAGAACGTCCTACAGTACACAAGTCTTGTGAGTAAGACATGATACTAGGTGCTATAGCAGAAGCAGGAGGTGCTTTGCTTTTCACGTTCTGATTGATAGTTTGAGTAGAGTTAGACTCGTTAATATTTCTATTGGTATTATCAGACTTGGTATTATTATTATTGGTATTAGTATTATCCGTTGTAACATTAGAGTCTGACGTAGATTGATTAACGTTAGTATTGTTATTAGTATTTGTATTATTACTAGTAGAATTACTGTTGTTATTTACGTTCTGATTTACTGTAGAGTTTACAGTAGAGTTAGATGTAGACGTAGATGTATTAACGTTGTTATTAGTATTGGTATTATTGCTTGTAGATGTGGAAGTATTAACGTTGTTATTTGTGTTAGTTGATGTATTAACATTGTTATTATTATTAGTCGAGGTATTAGTATTAGTATTTACATTAGTATTATTATTAGTATTACTATTTGTATTAGTATTTGTGTTGGTATTATTATTAGTATTATTATTGGTGTTAGTATTAGTAGTCACCGTAGTATTAATAGTAGTTAAACCATTGTCTTCACAATACTGTGTACCTGAAGTACAGTCACCTGTTTGGTCAGCACTTGCAGCAAACGACATTGTTAATAAACCTAATATAAATAATGGTCCAAAAAATCCTCTATTTAAATCACCTCTTGACACGTTATTTATCTCCTGCTGGTTTTTTAGATGTGCTAGTATATAGACCAAACCATGCAGCTCCTGCACCTACAACAACAGATATTAAACCTGATTGTTCCATTGTAGGATTGTCTAGTCCCATAAACCAAAATGTGGTATAATATAATAAATACATGTAGACACCTAAAAAAGCTCGAGGTATAATTCTCCAGCTATCTACAGCTTGTGCTACAAATATTAATTTTTGATAAGGGTTATCATTCTTAGTATCTTCTAACTCCCTTATCCTATCTTTTAATTCTGACTTTTCTTGTAGCAAAGCCATGAATTTATTAAGGTCAATTTCTACCTCATTTCTATCCATGTCTCCACTAAAGCCACCCATCATATTGTTGTTTTGCATAATGCCCTCTATTATTTTTTAACTAAACTCCCACCAAAGTACATACCTATAATTGCTGATACAAGGTTTGTATCTAGTTGTGTTATTACCAAGCCTTGAAAAGTTATCCATTCAAACACTTCTCTACCGTCTGTAAAGAATAAAAATCCCGGATTGAATACAGTGTAACCTACTGTAACATCAACATCAGGATAATATACTGCTACTAATTTTGGAAATATAATTATAGCAAATATAGACGACAGTGCAATAATACGTCTTGTCCATTGAAAGCCTACATTTTCTACGTTTCTTGCAGCATCTACAGCTTGTTGTTGAAACTCAGCTCTTTGTAACAACATTTTTTGCTCATCTTGTTTAGCTTTTATACGCTGTGACCAAAGACTTAATAAACTACTAATTAAAGTAGAACCAAGCATAGTTATAATTTCAAATGGAAACATATTATTTATCCAGTGTTAAAGTTGATTCAAGTAATTCGTTTACAGATTCTATTAAGTATTCAGGTATGTCTGTACCTAATATATCATCTTTACTATAAGCAATCATATAAGATTCTAATAGGTCTTCATATACTGGTCTAAAGTCTTCTCTAGTTACCCAAGCTTCTTTACATTTTGTACGAGCTTTACAGTCTATTCGATACGCAACATCTAATTGCTTTTCTGTATAAAGTAACATTATTGATCAAGGACAACCTGCTGTAGCTCAATGCTACGTCTACCTACTTGAGTAAACCACCGACTGTTTTGCATTTCGGCAGCCATTTTATTCCAGTTATGTTCTCTACAAGCCTGTAGCATATTTCTAAACTTTGAAAGTCTTGAACCACCTAAGTTAAAACACATGTTGACTAACACGTGCTGTATCTTTTCAGGTAGTTTATAAAAATCTTCTTGACTACCAAACACATGTATAGCTTCTTTGTAATGTTTATTAAAATCATCTTCGTAATACATATCAACTACTTTTTGTGATACAGGTGTACCAACTTCCCAAGAATATTCGGGGTCATTAGGTTGACATAGGTGACCAACTCCTAGAGTTTTATAGCCTAAACTATCCATATAAATCTCTAAGACTTCGCCCTCGTGTCTTTTAATTTCAGCTTTGCATTGTTCAATGTTCACTTTCTTTTCCTTTTTCTTTGTTTAAGTTTTTCTTTAATAGAACCACCCTTATATGCAAACAGTCGTTCTTCTTCGTCTTGTAAAACAACACCAGCCTGTACATCATACGGGACACCTGTCATTCTATCAATTCTTTCATCAGGTTCGTCAATCACATTAGGTACGTTTAAAACTATACCACCTTTAGAATATAATCTAGGTTTTTTATCTTTTTTAGAAGTACTACCACGTGCCCAGCTTCTTAAATTTTTTCTAGTTCCATCTCCTAAAATAATATCATAAGCCGAATATCCCGGTAAATTTGTAGCTACAAGTTCAGCCACACCTTTTCTATATAAAATACCATCAATAAAATCTTGTGGTAAAGGACCTGCTACTGTTTTTAAAGCAGCAGCCACATCGCCAACGTTTCTAGAAGCTTCTGAGTTATATCTGTACCCATAATCAAGTGGACCTAAACCTCCCCAACGTCTAATCCCATCTAATATAATTTCTCCATCAGGTTTTCTTTTTCCTGTTTCTTGATCTATTTCATTGTTACCATTACTTCTTAAATAATTACCCATATGAGCAACACTTGTCATTAATACGACAGTTGGTAAAACTTTACCAAGACCTACAGTCATTGGATTTTTTAAAGATTCATTTGCAAATCTTTTTAAAATTGTATTATTAAAGACTGTTGGATATCCAGCAAACTGTACTAACATGGTAGCTGCTGGAGTTGAAAACCAAGTGGGTCTATTAGCTTCTGCAGTACTTGGGTTTAAAATAATTTCTTTGGTAAATCTATTAGCTCCTCTTGTTAAATCTTGTTGATAAAAACTAGCTGTTTTAGCTGAGTCAAAATCAAAAACTCCATCAACATTGTATTTTTTATACCAACTCACAGCATCGTCTGCTTGTATACCTAACTCATTAAGTTGTCTAGTATAATATTCTGTTTGGCTTTTACTTAATTTCCCTTCTGACAATAACTTAGCATTTTTAGTAATTAATCTTTTACCTGTTGTAAATGAAGCTAACTGTACTGCTTTAGTCCATTGAGTTAATAAATTAGTTTTAAAAAACCCTTGTTGTAAAGTTTTTGCAAGATTAGTTTGTATACCCTCTCCCATTAAACCTTCAAGTCTTTCAAGAACAGATTGTTCTAATGCTAATCCAGTTTTATAAAGTTCTTGCCATGTTTCATCATCTAAATCTTTTACACCTTTAGTTTTTTTACGAAGAACTCCACGTTGTAATCCTTTAATAGTTCGATCAATAACGTTAGTACCTTCCATTCTAATAGCTTTACTAAGGTCTTTTGCTGCATTTAAACCATCAGGAAGACCAGCTCGACTTAATAAAATAATAGGCTCTGTAATACTAGAAACGGTAGCTAACGGTAAGTGAGCCATTTGCTGTATAAGTTTACCCCAATCAGAAAAATAAGAACCAACTTTAGTGCTTTTAAATACAGAAGATTGATAAGTTTCAAAACCAGTTAATCGTTCAATCATTTTATAAATATTATCACCAATTTTATTAGCATCATCAATACTCATACCAGAATCTCTTAATTCATCAATAATTGGATTAATTTTTTTAGTTCTTATTTCTCCAATAGTTTTACCAAAATATTTAGCTCTAGCTGTTGCTCTAGAAATGCTTGTAAAATATCCTTCTAATAAAGTTTGTACTTTATCTTCTAAAACATAATCAATATCATTATCTTTAAGATTTGTAAATCTTCTAGGTTGAACATAACCACTTACAGTTGTCCCTCTTTTGCTAGATAATCTTAATTCTAATGGTGTCCATCTATTATCAAGCATATCTTGTACAATTTTATTAGCTTTAAATTGTTTTGCAGATAATAACTCTTCTGCAGTTGCATCAGCTACTTCTTTAACTCTACCATTACTTGCTCTTTCAATAAAGTTCATGCCAAAAGTTTCAGAGTCAACTCCTAAATCTCCAAGACGGTTACCTTTAATAACTGTACCATCGTCTAATCTAGCAATTTCAATGACATCTTTTTCATTCATAGGATTAGCATGTCCTGATTCAATAAGTTGTTTTTCAAATCTAGCTCTATTAGCTTTATTAGATAAAGCACTATAGTTAAATACCCTAGGTAAATAATTTTGAACTTTTGTAGTACCTGCTAGAAATATACCAGCTTTTTGTCCATTAGAAAAAGCTTTATCTAATTCAACCCTTGCTCCAATAAAAGCTTCAATAACAGCATCATCTATGTCAATTACGTTTCCATTAGATAATTTATATTCTTTTAATTTTGAAAGGTCTGTACCGTCTTTTGTAAAAACTTTATAGTTATCTCCTTTTAATTGTCTAACTTCTAAAGCATCATCTCTAAGCAAAGAACCTACTTGTTTATTTTGTTTGTCCCAAACTTTAGCTCTCCAACCAACTTTATATAAAACATTAAAAGCTTTAGCTAATGCAAACTGATGTCCAGCATTTGTTCTAGATAAATACTCTCCGAATGTTTCAGTAGTTTTTTCACCATTTACTAACGTTATTTCTTGAACACCTTTTTTACCTTTTTTAATTCCGTATGCGTAATCATATCTAAACGAAGCTAATAAATTTTTTAAACTAGGAGCACGTTTTACATAACCTAAAAATTCTGTAACGGGTTTACCTACAGTTCTTGATAACCACCAATTAACTGTGTTACTTCCAATAAAGTTATCTAATTCAGACTCTTCATTTATTTTTTGTCTAGGGTTAATATCTCCAGCATCATCAATAGCTTGTTCATTACTAAACTTATATTCTTTTTCTTTAAGAACTTTAGGCATGTTTTCATTAGTTTCAGGAGCTTTGCTAAACTTACCTATACCAGCTCTAAGTCCACCAGCTAAAATTCCACCAGCAGCAGTACCCATAGCAGATGATTTTAATACACTTGTTAAATCAATTTCTCCTTGTAAACCTAAATCTACATCTATATCTTGTATAAAATAATTATGAAGACCTCCCCAAACTAATCCTTGAGAAGCACCCATTAACGCAGTTTCTTTAACTCCTTCTTTAAAAGCTTTATCAGAAATTTGTTTTTGTAAAGTTTTATCTTGAAGTTGTGCTTTAGTAAATTTTTTAAGCCCTTGTTTTGTAGCAAGAGAAGCTGCAGCATTTGTTGTTAAAGATTGCCCACCAGTAGGTACAAGAAAAAAAGCTGTAAGAAGATTTAGAGGATCACTTACAAGATCAATTCCAATATCTTTAAAAGCATTAAATCTTTCTATAAACCCAGAAGTTTCTGCATTTTGAAAAGCATTTGTTAAATAAACGTAGTCTTCTTTTTGTTCGTTAGTCCAACTTCCTGCTTCTATTGAACGTTTAAAAGCTGCTCCTAAACTATAATCAGCATCTCGTAAGTATTCAAAAATATCTTCGTTGCGACCCACACCCTCTAAAAATCTTGCTGCTCTCATAGAAAACTCATCATCATTAGCTAGTTCAGTTAAAGTTTTCTTTTTACCTTGTGAGGGTAAAGGAGCAGCTTTATAAGGATCAGTAATTAGTTCTCTATATCCTTCAGCATCTTTAGTAGCTTCAATGTTTTGTAAAGGTACACGAGGACCTGAAAGATAGTTATCTTTTTCTTCTAATTCATTTTGTAATTGAAGATTAGAGATTAAATAATCTAGTTCGGTTGACATAAAATTTAAACGTTCCTGTTACGACCAGCAAAGCTTTTAAAGAAATCTGTAAAAAATTCTTGAGCTGTCATGTCTGATCTATTTTTAGTAAATGAAGAATGCACATCTGGTCCACTTGAAGCTTGTCTCATAAAGTTTAATATTTCTTGACTTTCTTCAAATTCTTGTCGACTGTAATTAAAAGGCATTGGTACATTCTTAAAAAAATTATTTAATTGCGTAGCTTTTTCACTTTCAGAAACATTTGGTAAGGCTCGAATTTTTACATACTCACCCATAAAAGCCATTTGTTGTTGTTCTTTTGATGATTCAGACCAAGAGTCGTCAACTTTATATTTTCCACCTTCTAACGTAGGAGAGTTAATTAGTTCCCCAAGCATACCCGGAACTGGACCTTTGTATCTATTATAAACTAATTCAGTAACATCACCTTTAGGTCGATAATAAGATTCTCTTTCTATAAAAGAACCTCCGGGTTTAAAACCTCCAAACAAACCTCCTTCAACATAACTTAAGCCTTCTTTTGCAGCTAACACCATACCATACTGAACTCTAAAAGTATCATCTTTTAATCGGTCTACATATTGATCATAGGTCATATCACTGCCTTTATGATTAGAATTATAAATAGCTCTAATTAATGTTTGATCTCCATTTAAAGGATTTAAAGCTAAAGATAAAGCTCCTCCATCTTTTTCTAGTGCTTGACGTTCAAATGATCTTGATGCATCTGTCATAATATCATCAAGTAAATCATCTAAATCTTCCATAGAAATATATTGTGATTTAGCAAAATCAGCTTTTTCTTTATTGCTTCCTCTACTTCCATATGTTACCCAAAATCTTTCATCATATAAAGGATAGTCTCCACTTTGAACTAACATATTTAACCCTTCTAATTGTTGAGGTAAATATTCTTTTAATCTTTGATTTTCTGGTAAATCTAATTTATCTCTCCAAAGTGTTGAAGAATTATTCATAGCTACGAGTTGTCTATTAACGACTTGATTAGTAAAACCTTTTAAATCCATTGTATCTAAAACTTGAGAAATTTCAGCACCTGTTAAATCTGCAGAAGTTACCCGTTTAAAAATATTAGGGTATCCTTCTTTTTTATTTTTGTCACCCATTCTTGCAAAAACATCTTTTACTCCATTTAAAAGACCTGCTCTATCATTATATTGACTTAATAAAGTTTCATAATTTTTTCTTTCTATTGCATTTAATTCATTATGATCTAAATTAATTCCTTTTTTAAATAATTCAATAGCATCTTGATCACCAAATAAATTTTTTAAAGTTCCTACAAATGTTTTATATTTATCATTTCTTAAATATTCTTCAGCGTAAGATTTTGCTAGTTCTCTTTGTATAATAGCATAACTATTTTTATTTTTTAAAGTATCGTACTTTGTACCAAGACCACGTTTAATAGCTGGTTCTGAATAAGGATTAATAGCAACCGTAAATCTTTCAAACTCAGGACTACTATAAAAGTTTTCTAGTTTTTCTTTTTCAGTTTTAAATGTAACTCCATTAACTTTTGCAGCTTCACTCCATTCATATAAAGGTTGAACCAATAAAGAAGCATTATTAATTTCTTGAAATTGAGTTTTATTATTTGCTAACTCAAAAGTATAAGCATCTTCTAATTCTTTGGCTCTTTTTTTGTAAGCACCTTTAAAAATAGATTGACCAGCTAAAAGCAAACCAAGAGCTTGTTGAACTCTTTGATTTTTTCTAGAAGCCTTTGCAGCTCTTTTGTCTCTTGTTTCTTTTTGTTGTAATAAAGATGAACCAATCTCAGCGACTGACATGTCTTTATAATTTTTCATAATATCGCTAAAGTTTTCTGCCATTTTATATTACCTCTGGTTTATCAAGTAAAGCCTTACCGGGTTTAGTTTGTTGTTTTTGTAAGATACTTGCTCTAATTTTACTTGTATCTAAATTATCTAATTTAGTTTTTATGTCTGTACCTACTGAAGCAGGACTAATATTAGCAGGTTTCATGTCTTGAAATTTAGCTCTTGATCCTGCAGCATTTCTAACGTTGTTTGTAAAACTTACATCATTTTCTATATTTTCATCTGTTTCATCAATAGCTACATCATCGTCTCTTGAAAGCACTGGGTCTATCCCAGCCTTTTCAGCAAGTGCTAGTAGCATGTAAGCAGTAGGCTCAAGTTGAGTAAGCATCATGTCAGGATTCATTTTTCCTTTATTAAAACCAGTCATAAGTAGCATTTGTGCTATATCCATTACTGGCATTTTGTTAGACATTAATTCTAAAACACTTTCTAAATTATCATCTTTTAATAAATCTAAAAATATTTTTTCTGTTAATTGTTTTTGACCTGTAAATTCAGGTGGTCCTTCCCAAGGATATTTTTGTTCAGGACTATTTGTTAAAGACTGTCCCGGAATAGGAGCATCAAATAAAAAAGGTTTTGCTTCTTCTGCTATTGCATTTGGATTTTTCATATTTTATACCTATATATCAGTAAGTTGAAACCCGTATGGATTTGCTTGTTGTGCTAGTCTAATTTTATCTTGCAGATTATCAAACGATCCAATAATACTTGTACCATAAATAGTTTTTAAATAATCTGTTACAATATCAGGAGACTGTGTAAACTTTTCTACGTCTACAAAGTTTTGTTGTCTTGGACCTACAAATCCTTGATCAGTCCCACTTTGTAAAACACTTTGTCCAAAGTCTCCAAAGTAATCTTGTTGTTGTTCTAGAAGACTTGCATTGTATGCAGCTATGTCAGCTTCGTTTTGCTCTAGAGCAGTTCCGTAGGCACTTACTGGTGCTATTTTTTTATAAGCTGCATATTCTTTACTATCTTTAATAAATTCTCTTGTACTTTGTCCTTTCTTTTTACCATCTAATAAACTTGATTTTTCATCTGTAGTAGTGGTTGAAGAGACAATTGGGGTTGTATCTGTTTCAGGAAATAAATCAGGATATGCTGCTTTTCTTACATCATCGGCTGTAGTTAAACCATCATCAATAGCTTTTAAAACTTCTTCAGGATTTAAACCTTTTTTAAGTGCTGCTTCTTCTACACCCACAGTAGACTTTTCAACAAAACCACCAGTAACATCACTTACAAAATCTCTAAAAGCACTTCCTGCTCCTCTAGCTCCGGGTTGTTGCATAAAGGGTTTACTAACTGTATTCATACCTGCTTCAATAACATCAGTAACTTTATTAAACACTCTACCAACACCATCTTTTAAAAACTTACCAGCTCTTGAAATACCATTAAATATTGGTTGAAAAAAACTAGCCATTGGTCCTGTTGTCAACCACGTTCCTACACCCGGAAGTATAAAAGATAATGCAAGGCTTCCTATAGGACCTAACTTACCAAAAGCTCTAGCTATTTTACCTAAACCTTTTTTAAGTTTACGACCTACTTTACGAATACCTCGTGCAATTTTTTTACCTATCTTTCTTAATTTACCCATAATATTTCCTAGTCTAACCAGCCTTCTACTAATTTTGTAATAGCTGTTAAGTTTGAACTCCAGTTACTGTTTTTAGCTGTAGCCCCTTCGTTTCCTAACGCAGCAATCATTAAAGAAGCTTTACGTTGTTCATCGTTATCCCAACGTTTGAATGTATAATCAGCTTCATCACGAAGCTCTTGCCATAAAAAGTTTTGTGCAGCAGTTGATAATCCAAAAGCATTCTGTGCATTTTGTTGGGCTACAGCATTTAAAGCTGCAGTCTCTGCTGTGTTTGCTTGTCTTCTCCATGCTACATTAGATTGTTCTATTTGTGTAGCATTCGTTATATTAAACTGTTCTCTTCTTGCTTCTACTTCTGCATTAAATTGATCTATTTGTGTAGCCATTTGTGCATCTAATTTAGCAGCTTCAAATTCATTTGCAACTCTTCTAGCTTCTGCAGCATTAATCTGTGTAGTATTAAATTGCTTCATAGCATTATTTTGTTGTGCATTAAACTGATCTGTTTGAGCTTTAATACTTGTCATAAATTGATTGACTTGGTTTTCACTTGTTGCATTAAATTGTAATGCAGCATTTGATGCAGCTTGGTTGCTCAAAAGGCTTTGCTGTATTTGTTGAGCTTTTAAAACATTTGCTTGTTGTTGGTTGTTTAAGTTTTGTAAATCCATTGACAAGAATGCTTGAGCATTTTGAATACCAAACTTTGTATTTTGGTCAGCGTCTGCTAAGTTTCTTTGTGACATTAAAACAGCATCTTGCATAACTCCTTGCTGTTCCATTGTAGCATTTTGCAAACTAACTGTTTGTAAAAACTTACTATTATTAACAGCTCTTTGTTGGTCAGCATTAAACTGAGCCATGTCCATATTAAAAACATTTTGAGAATTAAATAAAGCTGTTTGTTGTGCCATCTCTGCATCTTTTAATGCAACAGTAGCTTCAATAGATTTTTGTTGAGTTACACTTGTTTGAATAGCTTGAGCATTAGCTTGAGCTATAGGTAAAGCTGAAGTAATAATAGCATTAAGCAAAGCATCTCTACCTACAGTAGATACGGACATACCACGTTGAGCTAACATAGCTTCAACACTAGCAACAGCAGGAGCAGCCCATACAGGAACTTCACCTTCTTCAATACCACTTAATAATGTATCTATTTGATTAGATACTAATGCTTCTTCTGGTAGACCTTCAACAATTCCTCGTTGTTCTTCTGTAAAATCTGTAAGCCTAACTTCAAGAGCTTCAGGGTCATTACCTAGCTCTATAATATCTTCTTCACTTAATCCTGCATTTCGTAATTGTTTTTTAGCACGAGTTACTTTTGCAAGAGATGTACCAGCTACTTTAGCAGCTTGAGCTTTAGCTTCAGGACTAATAACTCCAATAATTCTTTCTTGTAAAGCACCATCAACAACTTCTACTGTAGCAGCTTTAATTGGATCAACAGCTAATACACCAGCAGCTTTAGCTAATGTATCTGCAACTTCATCAGATACTGTACCTGCAGCAGCTTCTACTACAGAACTTTCAGGAACTTTAGCGACATCTTCTGCACCTATCGTTGAAATTTCAAAAGGTTTAGGTTGCTCTGCTTCTGAAACATCTTTAATTGTCGCAACTTGTTCAGGAGATACAGCACCAACAGTAGCAGCTTTAGCTTCTCTTGTTGCTTTCATTTGTAACTCTTGAGCTCTTTCAGGAGTTATTTCTGTACCTTCTCGACTAATAGATTCTGGAGTAGGAATAGTTGGAATACTGTCAGGTAAAACACCTTCAGCTATTTGTTGGGCTTCTAACCCAGTTTCAATCATTCTAGCTCTACGTTCTTGATTAAACTCAGATTCTTGTTCAGCTTGGTCTAATTCTCTAATACGTTTAGCTTCTGCAATAGCTGCTAACCTAGCTTCTTCAGCCAATCTAGCTTCTTCAGCTAATCTTTCACGTTCTAATCTTGCGTTTTTTTGTTCTTCTGTTTCAGCAGTAAATTCTCCACCTTCAATTCCTTGTGATGGTGCAGGTGTTGGAGCAGGAGTAGGTGCAGGAGTAGGTGCAGGTGTAGGTGCTGGTGTTGGTGCAGGAGTTGGTGCTGGTGGTTCACTCCCATTAATCTCATCAAACTCTTCTCTACCTCTTCCTCTATCTTGAGGTTGCTCTATTCTACCACCACCATCAATAAGCTGTGTATAGTTATTGTTAGCTACTTCTCTACCACGTTGATAACCAACTCTACCACCTTTAGTATAATCTTCTCTAGAACCTTTACTGTATCTTTTTCTGTTCTTTCTTTTATTTGCCATTATTAAATCCTATATACCTATTTTACTTAACTTCAAAGAGTTTGTCAACCTTTTCATGTAACTTTTCCATTCTTTCCATTAAGAGATTAAAATCATCTTTTAGTTCTAGTTTTGTGACATACTCTTTCGCAATCTCTTCACGTGTTTTATTAATGAGTATGTCTTGTCTTTTAAGCTCTGATGCGTTTTGTCTAATCTGAAACCAGATTGGAGCAAGTACCAAAGTTATGAGAACATTCCAAACAATGTAAGGTGAAACCATTTCCATTTTAACCTACAGTTGGTAGTTCGCCAATCGGTCTAACTGCTGGGTCTGCATTGTTATATACATACAAAGCTGCTAAAGCATCTACGTCTGCAGCGTTATCTATTTGTGTACACATAGCGTTAGCCTTAGTTCTTACTGCAGCTCTTTGAGTTGTAATAGAACTAGGTACTGCTGTACCACCTTCTGCAGCTCTAACCACCATCCAGTCTGTGGGTTGTAAGATACTACCGGCTTGTCCATTAATAACTTCTTTGTGTAAAGTTTTTAAACCTTTAACTAAAGTATCGCCTGAACCTGAATCATTTAAAGGTTTAGCTGTAGCTGTACCATAGGTTGCAGTAACTGTACCACTTGCAAAGTTAAACGATTGGTCAGTGTTAGTGTAATATTTAGGGTTTTTATAATTAGTGCCATCTTGCACTACCTCATAAATTCCTATAGCTTCTAACTCAGATGCAGACCACATAGTAAATATATTACTAGGATAATTTACATCTCCTAATGTTAATTGTTTAGGTCGTGTATAAATTTTACTTACACTTCCTGATTCTACTAAAGCCCACATAATTTACCTCGCTGTTGTTGGGATGCTATTTGCATTTGTTGATGTTACGAATGGATTTTCTGCCCATGCATAGTACATGTAACTATGACCATTACCATTTATACCTGTGTTATCTGTTCTTAATTTAAAACCATTAGAAAGAAAATCTACATCAAGACCT